CTAGGCCAATCGCCGCCCCAGGTTAAACCGTACTTTTTAGCTAGGGCTCTAATCATCGGTACTTTGCTGGCCTCAAACGTGCCTACCTTGCCTAAAGGGTGTTTAGTTGCGTTCAGGTCTATAGCTGTGCCGCTGCTATGGTTGCTTAGTTTGCCTGGCACACCTCTTACATCTCTGTAACAGTAGCCCCAATCATCTAGCGCACCACCCTCTAACGGCTCTATTAGCTCGTTAAACTCTTTAGCAAAGTTAATAAGCAACGGCGCTACCTTTTCAGCGCAACGCAGTTTAAGGTTTGTGCCCTCTACATTGTAGGCCTTTATGCCTATCTCGGCCTGATCCTTAGATGCTGGCCAGCCGTTGTAACTAGTCTGCATAGGCCACTTTCTTAGTCAAGTGTTCCACTATGAAAGCAACAATTTCGCTTCATCGGCAGTAATGCCAAGTTTGGCAAGAAGTGCGGCTTTATTAGCTGAGTTATCAGGTGCAATAATTGTGCCATTATGTTTGGAAACAATTTCAGCCGTTAGCGTTTCATTTTCAGTTTCTAAACTGATAGTGCCGTCAAGGTTATCTTTAATAATATCAACCTCGATATTTACCGCAGCCAATTCTTGCTTTAATTCCGCACCATTAAGATTTTCAGGTTTAGTAAAAGTAGCCATTTTTATGCTCCTAAGTAGGTTGCAGTGAAGCGTGTGTATTGTTGTGAAGCAGAAACATTCAAACTGCCACCAGAGTTTTGATTAACACTGACAGTAATGTAATCTCCAACGGCTAAATCACACACATATAAGTGTGCAACGCGTGTAGAGAAACTAGAAAGAGGAACAACAAGCCCGCTTCCTAGTGTAGTTGTGCCATTGAGTACGAAACCAACATTTCTTACACCACTTGAATTAGTAGCAAAGAGAATTGCAGTTTGTAGCAGGTATTTACCAGCTTTGCCTGATGGAATTGTAATTCGCTCGTTGTTTGTTGTGTTGTCGTGGAATGCGTTAGTGTCGTATTCTTCAGCATTAAATGTGACGTTGGTATCAGTATCATTAGCAATGCTTTGTGAAGTTGTTACTTTGTAAATAGCGCAACCGACAAAAGTAGAACCGCTTGCAGGTGTAGCCCAAACAGGTACGCCGCCCGTTACTGTGAGCACTTGCGATGTAGATCCAATACCTAATCGGCTTAAAGCCCCTGAGCCGGTGCCATAGAGTAAATCTCCGCTAGTTGTTAATGTGCTAATTGTCGGTGTTGTGAGTGCTGGAGATGTCAAAGTTTTGTTAGTTAAAGTTTGAGTGCCTGTAAGCGTCGCGACTGTTGAATCTATTGACAAAGAAACTGCCCCAGAAGTGCCACCGCCGGAGAGTCCAGTGCCAGCAGTCACGGCAGTAATGTCACCCACGTCATTAGTGATCCAAGTAAACGCCATATCGGTCGCACTTGTCTTGGACAAGATTTGACCAGTTGTGCCGCCTTTCAGCTGCGCCATTGACGTATCAACGGCCTGACCGAATGTGTTGAAATCAGCTGGAAGATTCGTGACCAGAGATGTACTGGTCGGCATCACCCAGCCGAAGTTTGTTGTTGGATTTGCCATCGTTTCTCCTTAATTCACGACTAACGCGTGTGCGTAGTCAAGTGTGCCAGATAGTGTGTTGAATTTTTCTAAGACACTCACATCTTGCCATTCCATAGCCTGGAGTGAAAATGGAAGTGGCGAGACAAGAAGCGTCACTGAGAGCTCGTTGAAAGAGGCTTGAAATCGCCAGCCTTCAACGAAGCCCAAGAAGTTTCCTGACTGCATATTGGCTGGAAGATTAGCTAGTGAAATTGGCTGACCCATAAAGACATTGATAAGCGCGTCACGATCTGCATTATCGACTTCTGGATTGGTCAATGCAAAGGTAATAGATTCTAGGAATGCCTGTGGCTGGGCTCTTAGTGTCAGATAGAAATTAGCTTGAGATAGGGCATCGGCAGAATGCTCAAGTGACGTCGTAATCTGTTGCGCGAGTTTTCCATAGAGTGCGATGGAAGCTGCATCGGTCGCAGTCTGCGTTCCGGACTTCCAGACGATGGAGACATCGTTGCGAATATCTCCGGCCTTAGTCTGAATCTTTATGCCACGACCTAAAGCTTGATTAGCATCAAGTTCGGTGTAGCCGTTAGTGGCAAGATAAATTGATCTATGATCTGCTGAACCATATGAGATAAGTCCAGACGCGTCCTCGTATAAATAACCAAGTCCGGAAGTCGCAAGGTCGGCCACCAGATTCCAAGTGATTGTCTGACTAGATCCACGAGCTGCAAGCTCGTAACTGCCTGGACGATCTATCTCGCCGAGCCCTGTATTTTCTGCATTAGCCCAAATTGTAGTCGCTGGTGTGTAATTCGCCCACGTAAGAGCTGCTGGAACCTCTGACCAGTTATTGACTAGTAAATCTTGAAGGATTGTGTAAATCTGGTTGCCATCATAATCCTTAGTTAAGACGCCATTAGTTAAGGCCTTCTGGAGCCTTGCAAGGGCTCCTAGAGCCGTGATGGTGACTTCCTGAGTAATTGCTACTGAGCCCGTCTGTGAAACTGTTACGGCGACGTCTACGATAGATCCGCCAAAGATTGGTACGTAAGCTCCGGCCGTGTCTTTGACCTGAATCGAGACTGCGTCATTGATTTCTGCCGTGATAGCACCTAGATCAAGATTGATGAGATTGATTGTGCAATAGCCGGCTTGAGCCTGAGTGTAGATATTGGTGCGCCCTGATGAGATTGAAAGGTTGGCTAGAACGACGTCAGTGTATTCAATGCCTGCGATTAAGACTTTCCAGACTGGAGCCCACTGTGTCATTAGATTGCCTGGAGTGCGCCGGCTCCGCCAGTGCCACGATAGAAGGAATCATTGAGCACGTTCACGATTGTGCGAGCAGTGCCTTCGGCATCGATTGCGCCATTGACTGTCACATTAATCCGTGCGGCATTCTGTGAGTCTGTAAAGCCACCGCCGCCCATAGCAGCTAGTCGAGCCGCATTCTGTGAATCAGTAAATCCGCCAGCAATAGCTGCTCCGGATACGGCTGACTTTACTCCGGCCGATGATGTTGTCGTGGATCCTGTGCCAGTTGAAGTTGTAGTTGTTGGCACTGTAATCGTCGGCACTGTCACCGATGCCGTTGCAGTCTTAGGAATTGTCACTGTTGGAACAGTGATTGATGGAGCAGAAATTAAGCCTACATTTGGCAAGAATGGAATTGAGTTATAAACCTTAATCAGAGCGTTGATTCCAGCAACGGCTCCAGAAATTAGTGAATTGAGTCCATTGATAACTGCCCCAATAACATTGATGATTCCGCCAGCGATTTCGCCCACAACCTTGAAAGCTCCGCCTAAGACTGTGACCAGAACCGGCACGACGTACTTTTGAATAAATCCGATGAATTCTGTGAATGTTTCTTTGTTTTTGTCAATGGCGTCTGTAATTGGCTTAAAGAAATCAGCAAATTTGCCAAGAGCCGGCACTACTTCACTAACTACGAAATCAACCAATTTCTGAATGATTGGCAGAAGTTTATATCCAATAGTTTCTTTTGCTTCATCGAATGTGACCTTCAATCGATCCAAGCGGCCTTGATATGTTTCAGCATTAGCCGCAGCTGCGCCACCGAATAGATCCGTGAGTTTCTTTTGAACGTCAGTGAATGACATCGTTTTCAATTCGGCAGAAGATAATCCAATGCCTAGTTTTCCAAGAGCTGCCGTGTTGCCATCGTAGGCCTTACCGATTGCGTTGGCGACTGCCTCTAGTGGCTTGCCTGTTGATGTAGAAACATCGAGAGCGACGGAAAGAAGATCCTGTGCCTTGCTCAAATCATTTGTGGAGAGCGCGATGCGCTGTAATGCCGGACGAAGCTTGTCGTCGGAAACGCCTGTCGCCAGAGACATCTTAAGAATCTGATCTTCGGTTGCCTTGATTTGTGCCTCTGTTGCACCCGTTGCAGACTTGAGAGCGTTGGCTAGTTTGACCTGCGCTGCTTCATCTTCAATCGCCGCTTTGACGCCATCAACGCCAATCTTGACCGCATAAGCAGCAGCAGCAGCTCCAGCAGCCGCGAACGCCAATCCTGCTTTTTTGCTAAATTCGCCCATCTTTGATGAAGAATCATCGACGTCTCCATTGGCTTGAGCCAGTGATTTCTTGAGTTGATCTACATCAGCAAGAATCGAGAGCTTGAGTGTGCGCGATTGTCCGGCCATTTACCACTCCTTCAAGATTCTGTCGAAAGCATTTTCCCACTTGTCAATGATCTCTGGCTGTATTGCGCGCAGTGTCGGATAAATAAACCAGCCAGTTGAACCGCGTCCCGTAGAGCCTGACCAGATTGGAAATTGTTTGAATTTATTGGATCCAAATTCTGTTCCGCCCCAGAGATCCTTTGTTGTTGCTCCGCCAGAAAACTTTTGACTTACGAAGCCGAAAGAGAGTTCGCCAATCTTGGAAGATTTAGAGACACGGGAACCACTGGCAATTCGGTCGGCGGCCTTGCCTCTGGTGACGGCCTTCTGCTGGATTTTGCCTTGAGCAAATTCTGCAAGAGCTGAGGATTCTCTTTTAGCTGCATCAGTAGCTTCTGAGTCCATCGCCTTGAATGCCGAAGTGATGCGACGAAGATCTGCCTTGTCATAGGCAATTTCAACCTTGTCGCTCATTCTGTTTCTCCAGTATCTCGAAAGCTGTGTAGATCTGCTCCGCCGTCGTCCATTCGCTCATTGGAATTCCCGTGGCTATGGCTAACTCCACCAGGATCCGATTTACGCTTCCGGCGGCGTAACTTTTGGGAGAACGTCACCGACTGTCACATCGGCCACTGTTTCACACCAAATTTCATAGCTCTTGATTGGCTTGCCACCGGCTTCACGTTTCATCGCATTCCACGCAAGGAAGAGAAGATCAGAGATTCCGATCTTCTCCTGCGCTTGCGAGATTGTGCTGCCTGTCTTTTGTTCCCATTTTGCCCACTCTGGCGGCTGCGCGGTGTATGTGCCAAATTCGCCGGACGTGTATTCGATGGTGATTGGTAGTCTCATTTTGTGCTCCCGTTTCTATTGGTTGGATCAGGTGATTGTGAGAACTGGTGTTGTTGAGCAAAGCATCGCCCAGGTATCAGTTTGAGCATCTGGAGCCGCGCCGCCAGCAGTTGGAGCCACTGGAAAGACGTTGCCAGCAAATGATGCGCCGGTAGCTGATATGAGTGTGAATGCCAATGCAGTGTTTGGAGATGAAGTGAATGCAGTCCACATCGCTTCGAAGAGTGATGAAGTTGCGCCCCAGTCTGCAAGAAGTGAGATGTTGAGAGTCCACTGATCATCGATGTGCTTGTAAGCCTTGCCATCGAGTGTCTGATATGTAGTGATCACTGGCGCATTGACCAGAGTGACCGCAGTTG